AGTCATGCGCCGTAACAAGCTCGATGGCATGGGCAAGCACCCATGGAAAGCAGAGGTCACTGAAGGCGACGCAGGCGTCTCTTCCGCAACTATTACCGGTTGGTTCACTGAAGTTTACGAGCCGGTCTACACACCGGAACCTTAGGAGGATTGAACTATGGACAATGAGAGAAGCGCCGCAATCAACATCGGCGGCAAAATGTATGAATTAGTTCTGACCACACGTGCGACAAAAGCGATTGCCGGTCGTTATGGCGGGCTTGAAAACCTCGGAGAAAAACTGATGAAATCCGAGAATTTCGAGATGGCACTGGACGAGATCGTTTGGCTAATCACGCTGCTGGCAAATCAGTCCATTTTAATACGCAACCTTAAGAATAAGAATATGCCTGAGGATTTACTCACCGAGGAAGAGGTGGAACTTCTCACTTCACCGCTTGACTTGGCAGCATATAAAAACGCAATCACTGAAGCGATGTTCAAAGGTACAAAGCGTAATGTGGAAAGTGAGGAAGAACCTCAAAAAAACGTGGAAGTCGGGTAACGGACGCTGAAGTCTTTACCCGGCTTCTTTACTATGGAACAGTTCAGATGGGTATGGATGCAGAGGAATTCTGGCTCATGCCCATCGGACTGTTTTTTGATTTATGGACCTGCCATAAGCAATGGCACGGAATTGAAAAACCGAAGAAAACCCGAACAATTGATGATATTATCCCGCCGGGTATATAGGAGGAGGTGAGGTAAATGGCGGACGATTTTGGGCTGAAGATTGGCGTTGAGGGTGAAAAGGAATTCAAAAAAGCCCTCTCCGATATCAACCAGAGTTTTAAGGTACTGGGCAGTGAAATGACCCTTGTGACCAGCATGTTTGACAAACAGGATAAATCTGTGCAGGCGGTCGCCTCCCGTAATGCGGTTCTGAATAAAGAAATTGACGCACAGAAAGAAAAGATCGCCACCCTCGAAGCCGCCTTAAAAAATGCCTCCGAGAGTTTCGGTGAAAACGACCGCCGCACCCAGAATTGGCAAATCCAGCTGAACAAGGCGCAAGCCGAACTGAATGGCATGGAGCGAGAACTCTCCGATAACGAGAAAGCCCTCGACGGCATGGGCAAGGAAGAGGACGAAGCGGCGAAGTCTTCCAACGAACTCGGAGATGAACTGAAAGAAACCAGCGATGAAGCGGAAAAGTCCGGCTCCAAGTTTGAGAAACTGGGCGGTGTCCTCAAGGGCATCGGCGTGGCTATGGGTACGGTGGCTGTGGCAGCCGGAGCCACCGCCATCAAACTCGGCAAAGAAGTGATAGCCGCCTACGCTGATTATGAGCAGCTTGTCGGCGGCGTTGATACGCTGTTCGGTGAAGCGTCAAAAACTGTTCAGGGCTACGCCGAAACCGCCTTTAAAACCGCTGGTATGTCCGCAAACGAGTATATGGAGACGGTCACGGGCTTTTCTGCAAGCCTTATCCAGTCCCTCGGCGGCGACACCGCAAAGGCGGCGAAAGTCGCTGATATGGCGATTACGGATATGTCCGACAACGCCAATAAAATGGGTACGGACATCTCGTCTATACAAAACGCCTATCAAGGGTTCGCCAAGCAGAACTACACCATGCTTGACAACCTTAAACTGGGATACGGTGGCACGAAATCCGAAATGGAGCGGCTGCTCGCCGATGCCGAAAAGTTCTCCGGCATCAAATATGACATTTCTTCGTATGCGGATGTCGCCGAGGCAATCCACGTCATACAGACAGAAATGGGCATCACCGGCACAACCGCCAAGGAAGCGACTGAAACGATAAGCGGTTCTATTGCTGGTATGCAGTCGGCTATCGGTAACCTGATGGCGGGACTTGGCAATGCGGATGCTGATATAAAACTGCTTATTGGCAACGTGGTAGAGGCGTTCCAAAACGTCGTAAAAAACATCACGCCGGTTATTGAGAACATCGTCGCCGCTTTGCCGCCCGCCCTTAACGGGATTTTGCAGGCAGTCGGAGACTTGCTTCCTACGCTGCTGTCTACGGTGGTCAATCTGTTCACACAGGTGCTGAATACAATTCTGACGCTCCTGCCCGAACTGATACCCGCCGCCGTGGATGCCGTCATGACCATCGTCGGCGCTCTGATTGACAGCCTGCCGCTTCTCATCGGCGCAGCGGTGCAGCTGGTCACGGCTTTGGTACAAGGCATAGGAAATGCGCTCCCTAAATTGATCCCTGCTGCGGTTACCGCAATCATGACGATTGTGCAGGGCTTGATAGATAACCTTCCGATGTTGCTTGATGCGGCGCTGCAGCTCATCCTTGGTTTAACACAGGGGCTGCTAAATGCAATACCTCAGCTTGTTTCTGCCTTGCCTGCCATTATAAAAGCACTGGTGGATTTTCTGATTAAATCCATTCCGGAGATTATTGATGCGGGTATTCAATTGCTGACCTCACTTGTGACAGCCTTGCCTACCATCATTATGGCAGTTGTGAAAGCAATTCCGCAAATCATCAGTAGTATTATCAGCGCAGTCATTGGGTCGATTCCCTTGATTATTGATGCAGGCATCCGGCTTCTGATATCCCTAATTCAGGCGCTTCCGCAGATTATTACTACTATTGTAGCCGCAATTCCGAAAATCGTAGCCTCGCTGGTAAACGCCATTATTGGTAATATCGATAAGATCATTTTGGCCGGTGTGCAGTTATTTGTGGCATTGATTGCAAACCTGCCAAGGATAATCGTGGAGATTGTTAAGGCCGTTCCGCAGATCATCTCAGGACTGGTCAGAGCCTTCTCCGGCTACATCGGCGAAATGGCGAAAGTCGGCGGTAACCTGATCAAGGGGCTGTGGCAGGGCATTTCGGACGCTGGTGCATGGCTATGGAATAAGATCTCAGGATTTTTTGGTAATGTGGTATCGAAGATTAAGAATTTCTTTGGTATTCACTCTCCTTCCGCTTTGTTTGCCGGGATTGGCCGTAATATGGGCGAAGGCATCGGTGTTGGTTTTGAAGATGCAATGGCAGCAGTTTCAAGGGATATGCAAAATGCGATACCTACAAACTTTGATTTGAATTACAGAAGTTTATCAGGACAGGGCAGTGCCGCCGGCACAAGCATCACACAAAATCTCTCGGTGGTGACACCGAAGGCTCTCTCTGAAAAAGAACTGGCGCGGGAGTTCAAAAACCTGTCCCGTAAGCTGGCACTTGAATTTTAAAGGAGGTCTGATTGTGGAACTTACTTATATTAATGCGGATGGCAAGAGCATCACGCTCAAACAAAGCCGTCCGTATTTTCTTACCAAGATAGACGGCACGGGCAACATACGTCAGACCGTTAACACCTTTAAGGCACCGGATCAGGACGGTGCTTTTTATATATCCTCCACTTTGGATATGCGCAATATCATACTGGAAGGCACGGTCATAGCGGATACACCTGACGATGCCTATGCACGAAGGCAACGCTTTCTTCAAATATTTAGCCCTAAGCTGAATGGAACGCTTGTCTACCGTGAGCGGCAAATTGCCTGTGTTGTAGAGGAAGCGGGCTTTACTGTTTCCACCAGACAGCGAATACCTAACTTTTTTGTCAGTCTCCTTTGCCCGTCCCCCTTCTTCGAGACTCTTGATGAAGTGCGTGAGGAACTTGCATCTTGGATACCGTTATTCGAATTTGAACTGGAAATATCTGAAAGCGGCATGGAGTTTGGAATGCGTCAGCCCAGCCAGATTATCACGGTGGACAACATTGGCGATGTTTCGTGTGGCTGCGAGATTGTGTTTAAGGCACTGGGAACGGTTACGAATCCGGAACTCTTGAATATTGACACCGGTGAATACATCCGGCTTCTCACGACGATGAATGCCGGGGATGAACTTCGTGTATATACCCATTTCGCCGGTAAGCGAGTAGTCAGCGTCAACGGAACGGTGGCAATGAATGCTTTCTCCTTGCTGGACACCGATTCGGTGTTTTTCCAGCTTGCCGCAGGTCTTAATACACTGCGCTACGATGCTTCGGTCAATATGGAACTGCTGGAAGTCAGCATTTACTATAGACCACAGTTTCTGGGGGTGTGAGTATGCAACTATTTATCTACAATCCAAACCGAGAGCTTACAGGTATAGTTGAGTCTTTCGAATACCTTCGCTGGACGCGGCGTTATTCCCAGTGTGGTTCATTTGAGTTAAAAGCCATAGCAACACCGGAGAACACTGCCCTCTTAAAAGAAGGAAATATCATCTGGAAAAACGATGATGAGGAAGCTGGAATCATTGAACATCTGGAATTGTCTCAGACCGAGCAAGAGACTATCACAGCGAG